GATTCAACACAAAGAGCACACGATGATTTTATAGTTTTAAAATTAAATCAAAAACTTGATAAGTATAATGACGTGCTTAGAAAAGAATCGACATATAGGGTTGAGCTTGCAAATGAAAAAGCATGTCTTTCAACAAAGCGACTTGAATTATCAACGGTTGAGGAAAACCTGAAGCAAGCGACTGCGCTGTTTGAAAAAATGAAAAGAGAATGTAACTCTAAGAACGTTGGTAATGAAACAAAACAACTAAAAATAAAAATTGCAAACTTGAATGCAAAGGTCAATGATTTAGATGCAAAAAGAATTGTTACAGCTCAAAATATCGGAAGAACAGAGTCAAAGATTGAACAATTAAATAAAGAGCGTGAAAAATATAGCGATCTTAAATCTCGTTGGGAAATCTATAAACTTTTTATAAATGCTGTCTCTAAAAAGGGGATTCCATTGCAGATTATAATGAGTCAGCTTCCTAACATTAATAATGAAATTTCAAAAATATTGCAAAATACCGTTGGTTTTACAGTTGAACTTGAAGCTGATTCTGGTACGAATGCGATGGATATTTATATCAACTACGGTGATTCAAAACGAATAATTGAATTAGCATCTGGGATGGAAAAAATGATTGCTTCACTAGCTATTCGCGTAGCCCTTATTAACGTTTCATCATTACCAAAAACAAATATGCTTATTATCGACGAAGGTTTTGGCTCACTTGATGAAATGAATGTAGAAATGTGTGGTCGCCTATTAACATCACTCAAACAATATTTTAAAAATATAATGATTATATCACATGTTGATGCTGTCAAGGATATTGTTGATAACATTATAGAAATAACAAGCGATAAAAATAACTCTCACGTGAATCATGCCTAAACGAATTGAAAAAGAATTATACACAATAATAATTGATGATACGCAAATAAGTCATATTCCTCTTTTTTGTGATGTTTGTGACCTACCAATGCTGAAACCATCAGACGACATATCATTCAGAGAGTTTAAATGCTGTGATCACTGTTCTACAATGTGGGCATATCATGATAGAGAAAAATGGGCAGCCGGAATCAGACCAGGCAAAGAAATAATAGATAAAGACAAAGAACTTAGAGCAAGAGTGAGTAATAAATTCATTCTTTGATATATTTATAACAAACACAGGACATAAAAATGTTATCGCAAGATCAAGTTAGGGCCCTAGGCCAAATATTGGACACCACATTCGGGCGTAGCTCAACAACTGAGAGCGCTACGGCTTCATTCAAAACGAAACTACAGGGAGAAATGCTGACTGTAACTTATGCTACAATTATGAAGTTTGCGTCAGAACGTGATCAATGGGAGCAAACTAAGGGTTTTGATAAAGAATCCGCTTCGCTTACTGATGATTTTATGAAGGCAACAAAAAAAGATTTTAAAGAAGCTACTGGCGGAGCTCTTAAGTTAAAAGAGCGTTCATCATTCACGGATTTTGAAGTAATAGGTGTTCAGGGCCATATTAATCCCGCACGCACAGTATATTGTAAACGTAATACAATTTTTGAAATCACAAACTAAAAAGAGCCCATATGGCTACACAAAATAAAAGCAGACAAATAAAAGAAATAATAAAGTGCGGTAAGCAACCTACATATTTCTTCAATAAGTATGTTAAAATTCAGCATCCTGTAAAGGGTCGGATTTCGTTTAAAACATACCCGTTTCAGGATGACTGCACTCAGGAATTTATTGATAATCGTTTTGTTGTTGTTAATAAGTCACGTCAGCTGGGATTGTCTACACTTGCTGCGGCATACTCAGTCTGGCTTGCACTATTCCAAAAGGATAAGAATATACTGATTATCGCCACTAAGCTTGCGGTAGCTCAGAACTTCATCAAGAAGGTCAAGACTGTTATAAAAGAGATGCCTAAATGGCTTGTTTTGCCCGAGATTGTTTCTGACAATAAGCAGATGATAGAATTCTCGAATGGTTCTTCGATCAAAGCTGTACCAACCTCGGACGACGCTGGTAGGTCGGAGGCGCTTTCGCTCCTTCTTATCGATGAGGCTGCATTTATTCATAATTTTGACACTCTTTGGACGGGATTATATCCAACGCTTACAACTGGTGGACGAGCAATTATTTTATCTACTCCTAACGGCGTCGGCGGTCAATTTCATAAAATATATACTGACGCCGAAAAAGGTGTTAATGATTTTAAGCCAATTCTTTTACCTTGGAACGTTCATCCAGACCATGACGATGAGTGGTTCAAAACAACGACTAACAATCTATCAAAACGCCAAACAGCTCAAGAATACCTTTGCGATTTCGCATCATCTGGTGATGTTTTTCTTGCTGATGATGATATTGAGTGGGTTAATACAACAGTTAAAAAACCCATTGACAGAGAGGGACCACAATTAAACGTATGGATCTGGAAGCAGTCACTTAGCGAGCACAAATATATAATGTCTGCTGACGTTGCACGTGGCGACTCAAAAGACTTTTCAACATTTCATGTTATTGATATTGACACAGGCGAAGTTGTTGCAGAATACCAGGGCAAAATTCCACCAGATCGTTTTGGTGAGCTTTTGAATGAATATGGGTTAAGATATAGCAATGCATTAATGTCACCTGAGAACAATAGCTACGGTTATGCAACCATATTAAAGCTCAAAGAGCTGAAATATCCAAACCTATACTATAGAAACAGAAAAGGAACATTCATCGGTGATTATACGCCCGATCAAGATGTTTCTGTTGCTGGTTTCACAACATCTGGAAAAACGAGACCGCAGATATTAACTAAGCTTGAAGAAACAATAAGAAATAAAAATATTACGATATACTCTTCACGGCTTTATGCTGAAATGAAAACTTTTGCGTGGAAAGGCAAAAAAGCCCAGGCACTTAAGGGATATAACGATGACCTTATTATGTCCCTTGCAATCGGTATTTGGCTTTATGATGGTGTATCTGACGGCGGTGCTAAAGCCAACTCTATCAATGCTGCGATGCTTGCTGCGATGGGCGTTAAGTCAACAGCTCATGACGGAAATAGGATCGAAACAAAGCTTATAAATCAAAAAATAATACCAATTACACGTTTTAGTGAGCCAGGCTTAAAATCTCCAGTGACAACACATACGCAACAGATTGACCCAATGTTTGCATGGGTCATGGGTAATAATAAAAAATAAATTTAATAAGGATGCTTGGTAAGAATTTCAAGAAGAATAATTTTAATTTAACGTCATGACAATAAAAAATATAATAGTCATATATTTAATACACGCAGTAAAAAATAAAAGTGCTAACGCATAATACTTTTGTGAGAGAACAATGGCTAATAAAAATACAAATCTTTTTGGTAACCTAACAAGACTATTCAGAAGCGGACCAGTTATTAAAAGGCGCGTTAGGGATGCTGCATCAACGTCAGCAGGATCTTCTGCTTACGAATTATTTAGAAAGTCAAATAGTGCAATTTACAATACGGCGATGAGCGCATACGGTTCATATGACCGAATGGCACGCTCTGCTGACATGGGAGAAATGGAATATACTCCTGAGATTGCCAGCGCGCTTGACATTTATGCAGAAGAAATCTGCGCATCTGATGAGCATGGTCAGGTATTACACATTCATTCAAATAATCCTCAAGTGGAAACACTGCTTACAGATTTGTTTCTTGATACACTTAATGTTGATTTCAATCTTCCGTCATGGGCACGAAATCTCTGTAAGTACGGCGATTTTTTCCTTTTTAATGATGTTTCACCTGATCATGGTGTTGTTAATGCTTTTCCAATTCCTGTTAACGAGATAGAGCGTGAAGAAGGCTATGACCCTAATGACCCTATGGCTGTCCGTTTTCGCTGGATCACTCAGGGAAATCAAGTATTAGAAAATTGGCAAATATCCCACTTCAGACTTCTTGGTAATGATGCATTTCTTCCGTATGGTTCATCTGTCCTAGAGCCAGCTCGTCGTATTTGGCGCCAACTTATTCTTATTGAAGATGCAATGCTTGTTTATCGAGTTGTTCGTTCACCAGAACGTCGTGTGTTTTATGTTGATGTTGGAAATGTACCGCCAGAAGAAATACCTAACTATATGGAGCAAGTACAATCAACGCTTAAAAGAAACCAGGTTGTTGATCCAAACTCAGGACGCGTTGATTTACGATACAATCCGCTTTCTGTCGATGAAGATTATTACTTACCTGTTCGTGGCTCTGATTCTGGCACGAAAATTGACACTCTTGCAGGCGGTGCGAACACAACGGCAATAGAAGACGTTGAATACATTCAGAAAAAACTTTTTGCTGCACTTAAAATACCGAAGGCTTATCTTGGTTACGACGAAGGCCTTGGCGCAAAAGCGACACTTGCACAGGAAGATGTACGGTTTTCAAGAACAATTCAACGCATGCAGCGAACAATCATCTCTGAGCTTAATAAAATAGCCGTTATTCATCTTTATGCAAATGGATTTGATGGAGATGATCTTATTGACTTTACATTAAATCTTTCAAACCCATCGACAATTGCACAGCAACAAAAACTTGAATTATTTAGGACACGTTTTGAGATCGCTGGACAAGTTCCTAATGGATTAGTTGATCGCCAATGGATACGTAAAAACGTCTTCAGAATGACTGACGAAGAGATTAATTCTATTGAAGAAGGTCGCTTAAATGACAAATTAAAAGATCTTGATGTTGAGAGCGTAGTTTCTTCAAATGATATTGCTGCAAGTATTGAAATAGGAGGGGCTCAGGCAGAAGATGAGCCAATGATGGAAAAAGAAGAAAGATCGCAAGACTTAGTTGATGACGATGAGGTAAAACTATCGATAACTGACGAAGATGCACCTCTTCGCGCGCAAGATAAAATGAATCGTGTAGCTCCTACTGAATTGCTAGATAATACTGCAGGTCCTAAAAAATCAAATAAAAAACATCGAATAAATAAGCACGGTCATAAATTACCTGTTACTGCCAACAATAACATTGATCACCGCCCTCGAGCACCATCAACAAACCGTTACGGCGGCAAAGTAAGAAAGCACCGTTATGGAAAACAAGATCAAGATTCAATGGCAAACCCATTTGGCGCGAAATCAAACAGAACGCTAAAAGCAACCACCGCTTCTATAAAGCCTCCTAAGCCAATTATCATGGAAGGCCTTCCAACACTTGAAGAAATAAAAGAAAAAAATGAGTTTGATATGAATATTTACCTAGATAACAAACTTTCAGAAAACGCTAAAATGACATCAGAGCTTAAATCAACATTAAAATCATTTGATGGTTTAAAAGAAACTAAAGAAAATAAAGAATAATTAAAATAAACGGAATCTATAATGGCAAAACACAACAAAAAAAGAAATGTCGGTATTATTTACGAGCTTTTACTTAAGCATGTATCTTCAAAACTGGTTGAAAATAAAAAAGATGATGCGCAGGTTGCACTTGATATTATCGAAAAACGATTTGATAAAAATACTGAATTGTATCTGGAATTTAGATTATTTAAAGCTCTTACAACAGCTACAGCTGAAGACAGCGCTATAGCTGCGGCAATTATTCAAGAGTCAAAAGCTGCTGCTAAAAGAATTAATAGCGAAAAGCTTAGCGCTGAAAAACGTCATTTGATTCATGACATAAATTATAAAATAAATGAATCAAGTTTTTATTCAACACCAATTTCAGACTACAAAACTTTCGCAACAATCCAGACGTTGATTAATGATTGGCAATCTGATGATAGGGCTGATTTAGCAAAAATGGTAATGTATGAAGGTCAATTGATACAGAACTTGCTTAAAACAAAACAATCTGTTCCTGAGCTTACAGAGCTGAAAACAGAGAGTACTGATAAGCTTGTTATCAAGATAATGACTGAAAAACTTAATGAGAAATATGCTGGAGCATTATCAACTGAACAAAAGGATATTATTAAAAATTATGTCTTTGCTGCGGCTGACGGTGAAATGACAAAGTTTGCGTCTTACCTTGAAGGAATTAAATCAAATACTCTTAATATGATTTCTGAGTTGCATAGAACGACAGATAACGAGATCCTGTTAGAAAAAGTTGAAGAAGTAAAAAATAAAATAATAACTTTAAGAACTGATGATATTCAAGATTCTACAATAACAAGGTTCTTGCAAGTGTCATCGCTTAAAGATGAATTAATGGGGATATAATGGCTAAAAAATTATTAACTGAGTGGTTACCACTTAAAGTAAACAAAAAAACGCTTAATGAGAATCGTGGCGAAGATGGCACAATTACATTAAAAGGTGTAATCCAAAGAGCTAACACGCTAAACCAAAACGGTCGTGTTTATCCAATGAATATTCTAACTCGAGAAATCGACAATTACCAGAAGCTAATTCGTGAAAATAGGGCCCTAGGAGAATGTGATCACCCAGAGAGCTCAGTCGTTGAGCTTAAAAATGTATCACATGTTGTTCGTGAGGCATATATGGACGGTGATGACGTTCATGGTACAATTGAGCTTTTAAACACACCATCAGGAAAGATTCTCCAGAGCCTTATTGAATCGGGAATTACTGTTGGGATTTCATCAAGGGGCGTCGGAAGTACAAGATCCCGTGGCGGAAACGATGAGGTTCAAGAAGACTTTCAGTTAATATGCTTTGATATGGTTTCTGAACCATCAACACCTGGTGCATTTATGCTTCGTGAAGGAAAGGAAGTTACGCAGGCAGATGTTGATCAAAATTTTAACAAGACAGATAAAATTGATAGAATATTTAATAATATTCTTAAGTGGGATGAATAATGACATATTATGATAGAGATATTGCGACGTCACAACCAACAATGCAGTGGCCGTCACCGCATCATGGATCTGTAGCAGAGTATGGCGTAAGCGCCTGGCCATTTGTTCAGACTGGTTCAACTGCTGCTGATGCAGCTGCTGCGGACACTGTTTCGTTTGACCACGTTACAAGATGGGTACAAATTACTGCGACCGGAACAGAAGATATTAGGATCTCGTTTGCAGATCCAGGAGAATCTATTCCGACAACATTTTATACTGTGCAGTCAGGTGACACTTCACCTCGCCTTGAATTAAAATGCGTTCAGCTTTTTATAAATACTGATTCCGGTGCAGCTGCATCTTGGTCACTAATTGCAGGTTTAACGTCAATTACAGCAGCTTCTTTTCCAGACATTTCTACCCTAACCGGTATAGCGCACATTTAATTTTGCATAACTAAAATAAAAAATCATGGCCGACTTAGACATTACAATAAAAGAAAGTATTAATTTAAATAATACATCATATGGTAGCGTGAAAACAAAAACATATGCTAACATCACAGATGTATTTAAACGTGTTTTCACGCTACCCGCAGACACAGAAGTGAATCTTTACACAACTGATGCGTCTCAAACACAGGGAAATGTTTTTGATAAAGACTCGATTCAATATGTGAGAATTACAAACGTTGAAACTGTAACTGCGTTAAATCTGCAGATAACACAGGGTACAACGGCTGGCGTAGTTTGGATTCAAATTCCAGCAGGTGACTCTTTTATTTTGGGCTCACATTCAAGCGCTATGGACGCAAACGCAGGTGCTTTAGCGTTGGCTAGCATTTCTTTAGGCGACATTACACAAGTTGATGCGTCTGGCAATGCAGCCTCGGCGCAGATTGAATTGTTTGTTGCTTCGACAATTAACGCTATATAACAGGACAAAATACTATGTCAAAACTTAAAAGATCTACCTTAAAATCAGTTGTGAAAGAATGCCTTCTTGAAATATTATCAGAGGGTATCAATACGCAAGCGCCACAAAATATTCAACCAATGGGAAATATGGCTAAACAACAGGATTTAAAAGTGCCTGCACCTGTTCATGATAATGATGATATAATGCAAGGGGCGATTGCAGAAATAACAAGTGATCCTATTCTTGCTGCTGTTTTACAGGACACTGCACGAACAACTCTTGTTGAGCAAGCTGGCGCAGACAGGTCAAACCAAATAAGGCAAATGAGAAGTTCTGGCGCCTCACATAATTCACATGAGCAAGAGCCAGATGGTGATTCGCACTGGGCTGCGCTTGCTTTTGCGGATAACAAAAATTAAAAAACATTATTCCTATATATTTAATTAAGAAGTTTAGTTAAATTACACATAGTATACAATAGGAAAAATAATGGCAACAACAAAGCAACAAACAGTGAAAGCATCAAAGGCTGAATTTGGTGGTTCTGGTCATAGAAATGATACAAACCTTCAAGCTGCATTTAAAAACTCTCCACTCTACGCAGAATACTCAGAAGAAGCTGTTGAAAATATTGGAATAGCCGCACATAATGGTAACGGAGGCAATGGCGATGACGTTCCAAATATTGGTGTTGAAGAAGGCATTGTAAATGATGGCGGATATATGTTTGGTGAGTTTGATTTAAATTATGGAGATGCTCCGGATCTTGAAGAAGTAGAAACTGGTGGCGGCGGCCTTCCTGCAACACCATACACTCCTAATCCATCATCACCAGGTCCTGGTTCTGTCCATTATGCAGATCAACCAGAATATACAGGTGACTTACCTGTGGCAACACCGCAGTTTGGAACAGGTCATGGCGGAACAGTTTCACCTTCAAAAACGTCACAGGGCATTGCAACTCAAACACTAGGTGAATACCTATCAGGTCGATCTTACGATGGCTCATCAAGTTAGAAAAATAGCAGAAGCAGCACATGGCGCAGGCTCACGACATTCTGCAATAGGTGGTGGAGCTTTAGCAACAGCTGTAAAAACAACGGTCATGGGCAGTAATCATGGCATTTACCTAGAGCCACCAACAACTGTTGGTGAAGCAGACTGTTTAGATGACGATGGGCTTGATGACGCGATTGATGCTATCACATTAAAAACGAATGGTACGTCTGCATCGCAGTCTGCGGTCGATATTAAACGAAGACCTGATCGTGGATCATATACAAGACTGACAGAGGAAGAGCTTGAGGAGGCACCTAGGATGAGATCCGCTGGTTACCCCACATCATCATTGGGGATTGTTCCTCCTGCATCCAGAGCTCTTAATTCGCCTAAGTCTGTACGCGCTACAATTAAAACAGGCAAAGGTACAGCAATGAGTGGCTCAAACACAAGAGTCCATAACCAACGAAAAACAGGTTCGATAAGGGATTTTTCTGCTGGAGCTAAAGATATGAACCATGACATACTTGATGAACCAGTTTATGACCTATCAGATATTTTAGACAATAATGACAGTAATATTAAAAAAATAAAAAATTTAACCTGGATTTTGCAGCATAAGGGTAATATTTAAAAATAATATTGTTTTTTATTGCTTTTTTAACCAAAAGAAAGAATATTTAAGATTTAGAATTATATTTAATGTATTAAAGAGGTTTATTTAATGTCAAAACTTTTCGAAGAAGCAATCGCAGAAGCAAAACAACTTCGCGAATTAGCTGAGCAAAATGCTAAAAATGCTATTGTTGAAGCAGTCACCCCACGAATTCGTGAATTTATTGAGGAGCAGCTCCTTACTGAAGATAGGCTCCCCATAGATCAAGTTGATGAAATTCAATTTGTGTCTTCTGATGATCATTTATCGGCACACGAAGAAACTGATGTTCTCGAAGATGTTGTTAACGAGATTATGGCTGAAATGGATGACGCAGATGAACATGAAGAGTTACTTGGTGAAGATGAAGAGCTCCTTGTAGATGATGACGAAAGCATCACAATTGGCGAAGAGGCCAATGAGTCATATGACCTTGACGAAGATGCTATGCAAATATTGTCAAAGATGCTCAATGAACGAGCCGATTTGACTCCCGCAGAACAAAAACTAAAAAGTATTGTATTATCAATGCATACACTAAAAACACAGCTCCCAAGCATGAATGAAACACAACGTGCTGAGGTGCAAACAATAATTTCACAGGTTAAAAACCACTTACTTACAAACGAGGGTAAAATGTTAGAGAATGATATGGTCGAAGTTGACCTTAACGAAGAGGCTCCTGTTGAGGTTAATGACCTTAAAATGGAAGATGTCACAGACGCTGATGAAACTGTCGAGGAGGCACTTAATGAGCTTCGTCTTCTTCTTGATCTTGGAGAACCAGATGAAGAAGGTGCATTTGACATGGATAAACTATCAGTTGTAGACGCCGACGCCGATGCCGCTGATGCTGATGCCGACGCCGATGCCGACGCCGACGCCGATGCCGCTGATGCTGATGCAGCTGACGAAGAGCTTGATTTTGAACTTGAAGTCGATGCTCCACTTGACGCGGAGCCTGAGCTTGAAGGTGAAATACTTGATGGCGATGATGATGAAGAATTAGAAATTAACGAGGAATCACTTGTTGCAGCATTACGCGAGATGAAAGCAGCGCGTACAGCTCCGGTGATCCAGGACACAAACAAAATAAATGGGTCTGCACAAATTGCAACCCTTAACGGCCAGGTTGCCGAATACGCTAAGGTTATTGAATCCTTACGTGAGCAATTAACCGAGATGAACCTGTTCAATGCTAAGCTTCTATATGTAAATAAGCTAGTCCAGGACAAAAATGTTACATCTGAGCAAAGGCGAGGCATTGTCGAATCTCTTGATGGAGCAAAAACATTACGCGAGGTTAAGCTCCTTTATAAGGGTCTAACAAAATCACTGAAGGCAACTTCTTCAACAAAGAAGAGCCAAGTTTCAGAATCAACCGCTAGGCGAAGCATTGGGGCTTCCTCTAGACCAGTAGGTACAAAGTCAACGCAGAAGACTCTTAATGAATCAACTGATAGCACTTCAAATCGCTGGGCAACTCTCGCCGGTCTTAAGTAGGTAAAACTACACCCAGGTAATTCTTGAATAATAACAGGCTTAATAAAACTGCATAAGCAAAAAATAAAAAAGCCTAGACAACTAATCGCTTACAAATTAAAGGAAATATTAAAATGAGTAAGAAATTTACACTTAACCAACTTACAGAGGGCATCCGCTCACGTAACGTTGGTCAGCAAGGCGCACGTCTTACTGAGAAATGGTCTCGTACCGGTCTACTTCGTGGACTTGAAGAGACAAACCGCGAACAAATGGCTATGATGCTTGAAAACCAAGCAGCACAACTTCTTCGCGAGGCTAACACAATGGGTTCAGGTGATGTCGGTGGATTCACTAACATTGCATTCCCAATCGTACGCCGAGTATTCGGTGGTCTTGTAGCTAACGAGCTTGTCTCAATTCAGCCAATGAGCCTTCCTTCCGGACTTTTGTTCTATCTTGATTATACATATGGAACACAAGTTGGTCACTCATATTCTGTTGGTGATTCAATTTATGGTTCTCCAGATGGTCGTGGTCTTGCGTCAGGTGCTGACGCGGCCGGTGGTATGTACGATTTAGTGGGTTCAGGATATTCTGCAGGCGCATGGGCAGCAGCAGTTACTGGACTTGTAGCAAACGTTGATACTGCACTTTCAGCAACAGCGATTTCAGGTTTTGATGACTTAGTTGCTAATGGTGGAGATACATGGGACGTCGTGGCAATCGCCTTGGCTGGTCTTACAGCAAACACATTTGATCGTTCATCTGTAAAAGAATGGTCATTAACAGCTATGGGTGGAGTTGATACACTTCCTGCAGCTGTTCAAGGTGGAGCATGTCAAAACCTAAGGCGTGCAAATGTTATAGGTGTATGGTCTGCAGGTTCATTTGTTGCAAACCCTGTAGCAGGAACACATGTTTTAACTGTTGTAAGACGTACTACAGCAACAGCAACAGCTACGGGTGCAGCAACTTTAGAGCACCCAGATATTGATACAGTTGCAGTGGACACCGCTGGTGGTGTTGGCGAACTTGATACATCCCCTGCATTTGAAGGTGACGCGTCTGGCGCTGTTGGAGCTGCTGGTAGTGCTATTCCTGAGATTGACATCAAGATTGAGTCAATTGCGGTAACTGCACAGACACGTAAGTTACGTGCTCGTTGGTCTCCAGAGCTTGCTCAAGATCTTAATGCATATCACTCAATGGACGCTGAGGTTGAATTGACACAGATCCTTTCTGAGCAAATTGCGCTTGAGATTGACCGTGAGATCCTTAATGACCTGCTTGTTGGTGCTAACGGTGCTAACCTTTTCTGGTCACGTGCTCCTGGTAAGTTCCTTAACAAGAACACTGGTACTGAGGCGACTATGTCTTCAACTTTGGCTGCTGGACCTCGTTTCACTGGTACAGTTCGTGAATGGTATGAGACACTTACTGAAACAATCATCGACGTTGCTAACCAGATTCACCGCAAAACATTGCGTGGTTCTGCTAACTTCATCGTAGTTGGTCCAGATGTTGCCACTATTCTTGAGTCATCAGTAATGTACAAGCCAAATTACAAGCTCGATGGACAAGGCCAAGTTGGTTCTTCGTTCTCAATCGGCGCTGAAAAGGTTGGTTCACTTTCTAACCGTTTCACAGTTTATAAAGATCCTTACTTCCCACGCAACAAGATTCTTGTTGGATTCAAGGGTGGTTCTTATCTTGAAACTGGTTATGTATATGCACCATATGTACCTCTTATTGTTACACCTACTATCTTCCAGCCAGACGATTTTACACCTCGCAAGGGCGTAATGACACGTTATGGCAAGAAAATGGTTCGTTCTGACTTTTACGGAACTGTGACTGTTTTGGATATGAACATTATCTAAAAAGTATCTCTGGTGTTAAGCCAGGAACACTTTACACGGGTCACCCTTCACCGGGTGGCCCTATTTTTTTGTGATAAAAAGTAATCTTCTGGATAATTTTGTAATGTTTACTATTTGTTTTACAAGAAATAATCTTGTGATATAATTAATAATATGATAATAAGAAAAAGAAAAGATTATAGTTCGTCAAAAATTGGCCGTGATGTTTTAGATATGATATGTGATGAGTGTGGGATTGACTTTGTGCGCAGCTGTAGAAAAAGAGAGTACAATAGGATCAATTTTTGTTCTCAAAAATGTCGTCATAAATCCCAAAAAAATGGCGGGGCGCTAAGGAAAAAAACAACAAAAACTTTAACTAAAAAGTATGGAGTGAGTCACACATGGCAATCTAGCGAAGTAAAAGAAAAAACAAAACAAACTAATCTTAGAAGGTACGGAGTAGAGCACCCACTACAATCGTTAGAAGTGAAATCAAGAGCAAAGAAAAAATGTTTAGATGCACATAACGTAGAACATCATTTGAAATTATCAATTATCAGAGACAAAATAAAACAGACAAATCTCGAAAGATATGGTACAGAACACCATCTATCTTCAGATAAAGTCAGAGATAAAATAAAACAGACAAACCTCAAAAGATACGGAACAGAGCAATCATTACAATCTCACGAAGTTCGAAACAAAATAAAACAGGCAAACCTTGAAAAGTATGGTGTCGAAAACCCATTTCAGTCTAATGAAATAAAAGCTAAATTTGACTATGTCGAAATGAGCAGAAAACGGCATCAAACAAAAAAGAAAAATGGTACATACGGAAAATCAAAAGCCGAAGACAAAATATATGATTTATTATGTGAATATTTTAAAAAAGAAAATGTAAAACGTCAAGTACTGTTAAATTCATGGAATATAGATTTCAAAGTCAAAAACACATTTATTCAGTTTGACGGTGTTTATTATCATGGGCTCAATAGAGATTTACTCGAAATCAAAAAGTTCAAAACGTCCATAGATAGAACAATCTATAAAACTTATCTTCGTGATCAAGAACAAAATAAATGGTTTAAAGAGAGAGATATTAATTTAATTCGAATTATTGAAACAGACACAACTGAACAAATTCTTAAAAAGCTTGCCAAAATAAAGTAAAATACTTATATGCAATTCAACTTTAATAGGCACAAATGTAAACTTTGCGATTCATTTATTAGTAAAAATAAACGATCGTTGTCATATCACATAAAGAGAATGCACACATATACGTTGCAAATGTATGTTGATGAATTTTATTATTTTGGTAGTACTCCTACTTGTGATTGTGGTTGTAGAGAAAAAACATCTTGGCACCCAAATCAACTAAAATATACAGAGTATAAACAAGGACATAATCCTTCTGGGTTTACAACAGAAAATCAGCCCACATTTACATCGGAACAAATAAAAAATCGTGGACTTGCAATCGCAGAAGGGCATAGGAAGAAAAATATGAAAAATAACGTATCAAAAAAAGTTCAACAAATACTTGATGATACATTCAAAAAAATGAACGATCCCGATTATATATTTCCTCATAATCGTCACCCACTGATCTGTCGTAACGACCTAATCGCCATCAATGACCCAACACTTGGTGGTCCTGGAAAGGATTTCACTCGTGATAAACTAAAGCCTGCACTCATCAAATTCTTTCAGGAATATGTCAGAACATACGGCTTTTTTGAACACGAGACGAAAGACACTCTTGGGACAGTCATTACAAAGCTTCGTAACAAAGAAATTGACACAACCTCAGAGTGGATTTCATCACTAACACGAGACGGTAATGATTATTTAAAATCAATATTTAGTTCATATTGGAATGTTGATAAAGGCCCAGCGAAACTTTGGTTTAACGATCATAAGTTTGGGAAAGTATTAGACTATCGTTTAGGGCTCAATAACTCAAAAGACTACTCATATACCCTTGACGATGGCTCACGTTGGGCCGGAAGGGAAACCTTTGATATATCACCTCATACACTCATTCGGGGTTTTGTGGTACAGCGCGCAGCTGTCTCGTGGTTCAAGCCGTCGGTAGCATATCATATTTATAAACGTTTTTGTAACGAAATAGAAAATCCAGTTGTTTGGGATCCTTCAATGGGGTTTGGTGCTCGGCTTACTGGGTTTGTAGCCGCTTGTCCATCTGGAAAGTATATTGGGACAGACCCAGCATCAGAGACATTTTTAGATCTAAAAGTTCTTGAACAGGAGATTATCAATTCAAAAGTATTTGATGGCGGAATGGAGCTTCATAAAAACGGAAGTGAAATGATTCAGCTTAACGAGAATATTGGTGATTTGGTTTTTACTTCTCCTCCGTATTTTGATTTGGAGCGTTATTACGATGAACCTGGGCAATGCTGGCGTGATCACAATACACTTGAACTTTGGATTGAAAATTATTTGATCCCAACATTTGAAAATGCCTATAAGTTTCTCAAGCAAGATGGGCACCTGGTGATTAATGTAAGTAAGAAATATGGAGATATTATTGCTGCCGCTGCAAAAAAAGTTGGGTTTAGGCATATAGAAACGTTTAAGCTAAAGACTGGTAGGGATCACTTTAATAAAAAAGCTGGACATCATAAAACGAATTTTGAGCCGATTTTTGTGTTTAAAAAACGTTCGCCTAATGCACGGCGCTGACAATAGAATTTTCATAAAATATTTTTAACTACCACTATTCCAAATATTATAATATAGAAAAGGATATTAAATGATATTATCACCGACCAAAGGTTTTGCATTTTTCAAGCCAATGAAAACAGCAGGCTCTTCAATTGAATTTGCGCTTGCTTTATCATGCGGTCCAGCTGATTTAGTAACAGGTGGAATGTACGGCGCCGAACAAGACGCAGGCTTTAAACAGCAAAATAATGATTACGAAGAAAATGGTGAAAGATTCCTGCGTTATCATACACATACAACACCCGCAGTTTTAAAAGAACGCTGTAGTCCAGCCACATTTGATAAAATAGAAAAACTTAAATGGATCACAATGGTGCGTAATCCTTGGGATGCTGTTGTTTCATATTATTGGTGGAATATGAAAAATAATCGTCACAGTAGATGGAAGATAAACAGCTCTGATTTTTTAACTGGAAAAGCAAAAAAGAAGTTTGAAGATTTTACATTTAATCGTATTTCAAAATTTCCAAGTGTTTATCCTCCAGGCGCTCATGATACTTGCACGGCATATGAATATATTCGAAACTACAATAATCAATTTATTGATCCGGGAATGCAGCATTATATAACATTTGAAAATCTTGAACGTGATTTTGAAACTGTAGTTGAAGAATTGGGCTTATATAACGTTGAATTACCTAGATTTAAAACTGAATATAAAACAATTAAACGCCACTACAGCCAGTATTACAACGCCGAAACACGACAAATTGT